TTTAAGTACAGAATCTAATACATCAGAAGCTAAAGTATCTCTAGCTACTTCCATTTTTGGATCAAAGTCATATGTTATACGAGCTAAAGTAGATAGTGTTGGGCCGAATAGTTGTTTAATAGGAGCGCGTTTACCTTTAGGGTCATACTCACTAGGTATTCTACTCCAAGTAGCATCTTGAAGTCTTACAAATATCTTACCTATTTTAGGGGCATAGAACTTCTTATAAGCTGTATGTTGTCTAGGTAGTGCTTTACCACCAGCTCTACGTATAGTTACATTAGTTTTCTGTGCCATATTAATAGGAGTATATTTAATAAACCCATTAGCAAAAGCAAAAGGTATAGAGTTTTTAACAAAAGTATTTTGTTCTTTGTGTGGGTATCTTGCTAAAGGTATAGACCTATAGATATAATCCATACTAAAACCTTCTTTACCTAAACTTTTTACACCAGTAAACACCCTATCAAGTGAAAATGGTACTGTATAATTCGCAGCAACTCGATCTACAAGTGTATTATGTAATCTTAGAAAGGCTATACTAATATCAGGACTAACAGTTCGCATTGTTTCATCGGAAATTATATTAGATATGAAATTTCCTACTTCAGTATTGTCGAAACTTATAGTAAATGACATTAGCAAGCCTTAAACTAGATAAATTACATCACAGTCCAGCAAGCAACAGAGTTAATATCAGTATGACCCATTAAATAGTTCATATGAATCTCACTCTCTTGTTTACCAGATTTAACATCTTTCCAAGTATTTACATAACGTGGTAAAGGAGCAAATCCAGCATCAGGGTGCATAATACGACCATATACTTTAATACCAGATTCTTTACTAGGTAATACTAACATTTTACCATCACCGATATAGTTAGTTTCTACACCTGTAAGACGATCATGGTAGATAGCACCATAAGTAAAAATATCAACCATAGTACCATCACCAAGGTTAAGACTTCTACGGAAGTTCAAGTCTTGATACTTTTCTACGATAGGTAATACATGCAAAGCAATTCTATTATCTACAGCAAGAGTAAGTGTAGCCGCAGTAGCATAGTTCTTAGTAATATCAGCTTCTAAAGCATCCCAAGCATTGTTAGACAAGATAACAGCAGTTACGTTATTACGTCTACGTACTGTATTACAAGCAACAATAAGGTCTTTATAAGGTGTACCACCAACAGCAGACCACGCACGTGAACCAGCAGAACCACCAGTAGGTGTTAAAGTAGTCAAATTAACTTCAGGTACATAACCTTTAGCAAAGTCTACACCAGTAGTTACTTTAGTTCTGCCAAAGTCATACAGAACTGAAGGATGTAATGCAGAAGTAGCAGTATGTGTACCTGTAGTTAAGATATTAGCAGCATTAAGTTCAAATAAGTTCTCAAAGTTAAACTCAGTATATGCAAGTTTCTTACGGATATTTTCTACCCAGTTAGCCATTACATCTACATTACCAAAGTCATTGCCAATAGCACGTTGGTTAATCTCTTCCCAATCAGGAGAAGTTAAACCTTCTTTAACATAGGCAAAACGTAGTTCTTGAGTACCATAACCTTGTAGTTGCATAATAGGAGCATCAATACTAGGTGCTACATACATTGCTACAGTGTTCTTAGCTTGAAACTCACGGTCAAAGTTGACTGTTTCTGTACTTTTATATTCTACACGTGAGAACCATGTTTGTAGAAAGTTAGGACGAGCAATTCTATTAGCTGGAATAACACCATCTAATACCTTACCCATTTGATACGGTGATAAAAACTCAGACATTAGTAAATCTCCCCAGCATTTTTAAAGGTTAAAGGTTCAAACTCTGTATTCTCTACAAATTTCTTTTTAAGTAATTTAGATGCAGCAGAAGTACCAGCACAACCTGTGTTATAAGCAGTTACAGCAACAGTAGAACCATCAGACTTAGTAACAGTATCAACAGATACATCAACAGCCCATACTAAGGCATCAGCCCAGAATGATGCTTCGATATAAGCAGATACATCTACATCAGCAGAACTAGCATCTACATCATAAGCAAGTACACCTGAGATTTTATTCAGAGCAGCATACTGTACAATAGTAACAGCGACAGAAGTAGCACCAGTACCAGTAATAGCTACATCAGTCGCAGTACCAGTACCAGTACCAACAGCATCAAAACGTATTTTAGTTGTTGAGACATTAGTAGTAGAATAGCCAGCCAAAGTACCTGAAGTAAAAGTACCTACTACGGAAGCAGAGTAACCTTTAGCTAAGATAATAGCAGATGCTTGTGCAGCAGTAGTACCTACTTCCAGACCTGACCAAATATCAGCTAACTGAACCGCAGTAACAGAACCAGAGCCAGCAGTAAATGTCAGACCAGCTAAAATAATTGTTTGACCAGTTGTAATAGATGCGCCAAACACTACAGTAGCAGATTCTACTAGACCGCCATGAGCAATCCATTTACCATTAGCATCAGTCTCTACAAAAGATAATGCTTTAATTACTTGACCTGATTTAACAGTACCAATACGAGTTTCTCTATCACTTGCACGGGCAAAGATAGCTTTAGGAGTTTGATCTGCATAGGTAGTCCATGCACCATTATTAGTAGCCATTATTTAATACCTGCGAAATAGTTAGGAGTAGTACCTACTTGGTCTAGTGCTTTATCAAGTGTAGCAGCAAAAGATTTAGTAGCAGTTGGTTTGTCAAGTGAGCCTTGTGCTTCAGTAGTATCTACATGAGTAGAATCTTGTAATGCACCTTTGATAACTTCAAAAGACATAATAACAGTTTCGATGTTAGCATCTTTATCAATAAAGGACACAGCAGCATCTTGTAGTTTAACATCTGAACCAAATGCTTTTTGAGCTTTGATAATGTCTAAACATCTTTGTTTTTCAGCTATACGGGCAGTAGCAGTAGAAAGAGTAATCTCTGACTTAGCTTTACCTAGTTCTTCTGTAAGGGCGATAATCTTCCCTTGAGCTTCTTCTAATGTCATAATTGTACCTTTAGGTAGTTGGGTGGATTTAATAATACTTTCTTCATTCCCAATAAAGGAATCTAGTTGCTCGGATTTAACCGATAGTGTAGGAGTTAATGGATTAGAACCAAATAACACACATGAGTTCTCTCTAATATCTACTTTAGGTATAAGATAGAAGTATCCACGTTTATCTACAATGTCTTTATTAATAACTTTAGGATAGTTAGCATCCCAAATAGCTTTTTCAACTTTATCACTTTCGTGAACTGAGTTAATAGCAAGTTTAAGTTCAGAATAGGTAAGACCTATGCTATGTTGATTAATCTTGCCATTAGAGTAGAACTTAAACACATCCTCATTATAATCTTTACGTACCGTAGAGTCCATAAGAAGTACAGTTGTAGTTCCTTCTTGGTCAAGTCCTAGTTCTGTAAGCGCAAGCACTTTAGTATAAACTTTAGTAACATCACCTACATGAGATGTACTTGTTTGCTTATGATCTGCAATATGTGGAATACTTGTACCACGAGACTTTACACTTTCTGTATAAGCCTTATCAGTAATTACATCCATTTGAGAATCACAAAACCAAGCAGCGTTACATACTATAGTTACATCAAGAGAACCGGAGCCACCTAGTGGTTCAGAAGGAGCTATATTACTACCAGCATCTTTAGAACTTTCAGTCTTAATTTCTCTAGGTGTTACTACTACAGTAGATACTAAAGAGTCAGAAAGTTTTAAACTAGACTTTTTAGTCTGTAAAAGTTCTTTTTTATTAGTTCTTAAATAGGAGAATAGTTCCTCACCATGTAAATTATCTAAATTCATAACTATATCTCTGTTAATTGTTACGTGATTATCGCATAAACACAATATAAAGTCAAATATATATATTATGTTTATGTGATTTATTTACTATACTATGTACCTGTACTATTACTATTAGCTTGCGTATTATTAGCTTGTGCCATACTAGGTGAAGCTGTAGCGGTATTTAAGAATATACCATAGGCTTCTAGTTTACTAATTTCAGCACGATCAGCTATTATTTCTTCAGGAGAAAGGTTACGTTCCGCTAGTACATTAGTGTATGTGTCCATACCGTTTTGTAGAGCAAGTAAGTCAGCTTGGTTATCTTTTAAATCATCCATACCTCTCCAACGTGGTAGTTGAAAATAAGGAACGGCAGAGTTACACTTAGAGTTGTAGACAACAGCTAGAGCTTTGAACGCATCTGCAATAGGTTTCTCGCGTAAAGGTATGAATATAAAGTTATGTAAATATTCTAGTCTATTACGACTTTGTATAGCCATACCAATAAGAGAACTATAGTTAAGACCTGCGGTATCACCTGTAAGTTGATGATATAATGCGTCTGCTACAGAAGCTACTTTACGTAACTCTGTCTCTATCAATGTACCAAAGTTAGCACCAATGTCAGTACCTTGAAACATCTTAGCTGATTCACCTTTGTTAAGATATAATACCTGAGATTCTTCGGCATTGGTTTTTAAATGTAACTTAGGTGCATCAGTAGTACCTGTATCTTCTGCTTTACCAATAGGTAGTAAACTTATAGCACCCGCAGTCTGTTCAATAAGAACTGCTACACTCTGTGCGGCTTTCTGTTTACTTACTGTAGCTGTCACAAGGTCATCTAGTTCATATAAAGTTAGTAGAACTGAAGCAAGTAATGGTATACCTAGCCATTGTCCAGGTTCTTCACGTATAAATGTATGAATTATATCTTCAGCAGGTACAGTTATACGACCTATAGGTTGATTAGAGAGTAGTGTATTTTCTAAAATACTCTTTCTAAAGTGATACTTAACTGGTACTGAGTTAAGGAATGTCATACCATAACGTATAGTTTCATTAAGATTAAGTTCTGGATTATCTATAGGATTGTAAACATTAGTATACATCACATCATGTAGAATACTTGGTATCAACTGAAGTTTCAGTGGAACTGTATTACTATTACCTTCACGGACAACAAGTGTTCTAATATAACTAGCACCTGTTTGGAACATAGAAGAATTAGATATACCTTGTAGAGTTTTCATATCACCATGTGAGTCAAAAGATGGGTTAGCCGCAAACTCATCCCAATAACCTTGCATTAGCTTATGAGCTTTACCATTAGGATACTTCCATACTACTTTAATATGCCCTGCATTAGTAATCCAATTAGTTAATGCACGTTTACCATAGCCATTGTTACGACAAATATTACGTGATCTGTTCTGTAGAAAGCGTAGTTCTTTAGCCGCAAGAGTATCTGCTTCACCATCAAATAGATTCTTTAGACCTGTTTTATAATTTACAGCCGCACCTTCAAACGCAGTAGGTAGTTTATTTATATTAGTCCAGATTACATCTGTTTCTGAAGCCATGTTATAACTCTCCTTTACATACTATAAGTGGTATACATGCGTTTTGTCTAAATATTGGTGTTATGTTTGGTGTTAAAGAGTTTATTGTATCAAGTAGTTCTCTACGATATGTTTTCAAATCTCCAAGGTTTACATCACCGTAGCGGAATAGTCGTTGAAAGTTACCTGAACCTACACGAAGTTCTACTAAAGATTTACCTTGTATCAAAGTCTCTATAGCAATATTTACTTGTGTAAGTTGTCTTTGTGCTTCATCTATTGAAATGCCAGCCATACTAGTCATAAAGATTTCCTTTAGTCATAAAAATATTTCTCTTGTGCCGCCCAATATTCATGGGTTAGTCCACGTATCCCTACAGCATAAGCAGCATGTAAGGCGTTCTTCTCAGCATCTATAGCTTCTTTTCGTTTACCT